AGCTCCCGCATCTCGGCGACGCCGGCAGGGGCCGCTTCATCCGTGAGTGGCTGACTACACTTGCTGAGCGCCTTCGCGATGTGCGCGTGTGCGCTGGTGATTGGTCTCGGGTGTGCGGGCCAAGCGTCACGCATCGCCACGGCATCACCGCTGTATTCCTCGACCCACCTTATGCCGACACGGCAGAGCGCACGGACGGCCTCTATGCCGTTGATTGCGACCGCGTGGCTCACGACGTTCGCGCCTGGGCCATAGAGCACGGCGGAAATCCTCTCATGCGTATTTGCCTCGCTGGCTACGAAGGCGAGCACGCTATGCCCGACGATTGGGAAACCTACGAATGGAAGGCGCGCGGCGGCTTTGGCTCTCAGAGCGACGACGGCATGGGGCGCGCCAACGCCAAGCGGGAGCGGTTGTGGTTTTCACCGCATTGCATGAAGCCTGAGCGGTCGATTTCGCTCATCGACATCATGGAGGCCGCAGAATGACCGGCCAACTCACCAAGCTCCCCAAAGGCACGAAGATCGAATCCGGGAAGATCAAATTACCGGACAGAACGATGAAGATGACGAAGCCGCAGCAGTACGCGAGCAGGAAGAAAAGACGGTTTCAAGCTGTCGGCCTGCCAGCTGCAACGTCGAGAAAGTCAACCGACCGGAGCGCATGATGTTCGACATCAAAATGCCAACGCCAGAGGAGATGCACGAAGTCTGTTCGCGCAAATATGCTGCTGCTGAGCATACCTACATCGACAATTGGCCGAAGGAGTGGGCCGCACTCACTGTGGCAACAAAGATGATCCCGATTGGGAAGCCTCATGTTGATGAGATTTTCGGGGCACACGACGGGTTGCGGTCGTTTCCTGCGCTAAGCGATTTAGCGCGTGAGATAGACGATGCGTGCAATTGGAAGGCGCGCTTCATCAGGCTCAACACACGTAGCCCGAAAGACGTAACAGACAGTCCGATAACGTGCGCTGGTAGGCAGGCGCTATCGTGGATCATGTCGTCGGAGCGGACGATGGACGATCTGTCTATGCTCGAACACGCGCGTAAACCTGCGTTCGTCGCTCTGCGGGATGTAGCGTTTTTCAGGCGAGAAGACGAGCTTCGTTGCTTCGTCAAGGGCGGAGAACTGATCGCCGTATGCCAATACCACTACACCGAACCGCAGCGCACATGGCAGGACAAGACGCATCGTGACGAAGCGTGGCAGATCATCGAAGCGTATTGGCGTGATCTTGTGCAGCCTCCGTCGCCTCTGCACACCTACGTCTTTGACGTAGCTCTTCGCCATAACGACCGGCCGCTTCTGATCGAGGTTAATCCATACGGGCTCAGCGACCCATGTGCAGCCGAAAGCTACGCCGCTGTAGAGCGCGGCGGGTTTTTCTTTGTCGCACCACGCCAGGGTGATCGCACCACGTCTCAACCGGCAGTCGGAGAGCCTGAACCATGACCCTCCTAACCGCCGTCATCGACGCCGCCCTAGACAAAGCCGCGATGATGGAACGCGGCTATGCACTGATGAGTGTTCGAGCGTTGAAGCTGATGAAGACGAGACTGGAGAAGCTCGATGCCTACGAACGCGAACAGCACCGTGATCTTGCAGACAAGGCCCATGGGGGAGCAGAGGGCCGTTCAGGCGCTCGATGATCGTGGTGTCGTGGCCTGCAGCCCCGTCGAGACCATCCGCACGAGGCGAGCCACGAAGAATGGCAAGCGGGAATACTACGACAAGCCGGTGAAGCTGCTCCCGTCCTACGTCGTCGCCTCAAGCAACGGCCTTGACAACGCTCTCAGCGACTTGGCCGTGGTTGAGGACCGCAAGACGATTACGCGCAAGGTCGGCGGCGTGGCTGAAGGTGCCATCGCCCACATCATGGCGCGGCATGGTCACGTTCAGGACGTGTCCGTAACCCTGGAGCGCGGAAAGCTCGTGCGACTTGTCGCCGGAGCGATGCAAGGCATCCAGGCCCGCATCGACAAGCTGACCCATACGCGGGTATATTTCAAGATCAACGGCATGCAGTTCGATGCGCCGATTGAGCATGTGGAGGCGGTGTGACTTGCGCCGGATTCGCAAATCGTCTACTGATTTGGTCGCGGCGAATGCTCGCGTTGGGACTACATCGGAAACGTCTCGCGCACAATTCTAGTCGCCGCACAAAAGGGAAATGATGACCCGACAGACGCCACGACCGACACGGCAGCAAACGACGCGGTAACGCGCCGTCGCTGCCTTGCTGTGTTTCGAGGTGTTGGATAGTCCGGTCTAATCCGCCTGATTTGGGATCAGGAGAGCGCAGGTTCAAATCCTGCCACCTCGACCAGCACACACAAAGCGCCGCCATAGCTCAGCAGGTAGAGCAGCCCCCTTGTAAGGGGCAGGTCGCAGGTTCGAATCCGTGCTGGTGGCACCAATCCTTGATCCGAGATCGTCTAGCGGTAGGACGCGGCGCTTTGGACGCTGTAACCCTGGTTCGAATCCAGGTCTCGGAACGGTCGCGTAGCTCAACGGATAGAGCGCCCGGCTTCGAACCGGGTGGCTACAGGTTCAAATCCTGTCGCGACCGCCACTTTACAACTCACCGCAAATCAGATTTTATACCGCGAAGTTCCTGAAAATGCCGCTTGCGTCACCCGTGGGAAATGGCCGGTCCTAGACCAGTGCAATCCCCAGCCCGGAAATTGAGCATCCGGAGCGCGCACGGCGAAGCTATGCCGCCCGGAGGCCGAACAGATTCGGTGGGATGCTCGCACCCCCTGCCTCGCCGGCGAGACGCCGCAAGGCGGAGTGTGCGAGGGTAGCCGGTGCAAATCCGGCAGGCGGCCCAAGATTAGCGGATTTGGTCTACAGGTTGGGCCTCGGCCTTCCAAGCCGGTGAAGCGGGTTCGAGTCCCGCAGTCCGCTCCAAGCAGGGTGCCGCCGGAGCAGCGAATTTTCGTCATAGACGATTGAATTTGTTATCGTCTATGGGTGCCGCCCAAAACGTGTCGGACCCCGCAACGCCATACAGAGCGCGGGGTCCGTTTTACTCAGGTGCGACGCTACGCTTACGCGGGCCGGGGTACGCACTACCAACGCCACAAATCCAGTTCCCGCCGCCTTGCCTCTCTCTCCGAGGCCGGCACTTGCCAGTCCGCGCCCATTAGATGCTGTCCAAGCAACGGGGCGGGTGGCGGGTTCACTTGAGTTTCAATAGAGCACAAAAGTGCGCCAGCAGTTGGGCGCCAACCTGAACGCAGGACAACAGGAATTTCAATGCGCGAGCTTACTGGACACAAGGTGAATCCCGCGAACGACGTGCTTAAGGTCGTTGCGGTCGATGGCCCCGGCCCCGGCGGCGCTAGCCACGTCTACCAGATCATGCGCCCCGGAATGGAAGGATTTCCTACCGAGCTGAGTTTCCAGAACGGAGCCATCAACGAGGTCGGCGTCAACGGCATCACGCACGAGGCACTGCTCGCGATCCTGATCGACCGCATGGAGGGCTTTCAGTCCGGCCCGTTCGCCAACGACTACAACGAGGCGGCGCTGAACCACCTTCGCTCGGCTGCCGGCGTGCTGCATGACCGCACCCGCGAGCGCATGGCGCGCAACGTCGAGGGGACGCTTCAGAAGTAACTGGCAGCATGAACTGCCTCCCTCTCACGACCGCTCTTGGCCTGGCTATCATCTTCGCCTCGATTCTCTTCGGCGGTGCCAAGCTCATGCAGCTTCTCGTCCCGCTCGTTTGATGAGGACTTAAGGAGGCCACTGTGATTGTCGAGCGCGTGCGCATCGGAGTTCGCACGGTTACATATCGAACCAGGGCACCACGCTCTCATGGTTGCGATGTAAGGAAGGCGATAAAGGCAGCTCAGCATCTCAGCTTTGTTGCGGCCAGCGGCTTCGAAAACGCCTGCATGAATAAAGACGCTGCAGCGGCGGAGATGTTCAGGCTTCGAGATACCAGAAATTGGCTGCGCAAGCACGGCGGGTACTGCCGGGCGCGAATTCCGAGGCCAAAGGGTGTTTCACGTTAAACGCACCTGCAACCCGTGCTTGCGTCAGACATCCATGGGAGCACATCCATGACCGAAATCGTAGAGCCCGGTGGCCTGATCGGCGTCTTCAAGCGCATGGGCACTAGCCAGGCATCCCGCCGCCTCGCCGATCCTCTGCACTGGATCGTGCGCCTTGTGCTGTGCGCCGGCTTCGTGCTGGTGCTCAAGAAGGCCAAGGGCAATTCTGACCCGACCGACGCCGCCGTGGTCATGCTGCTCGGCTGCGCCGCGCTGATGGCCGAATACTACATGGGCGGCCAGATCGTGCGCGGATGGTTCGACCGCTCCATTCCGAAGATCGCCAGCTCTGCCGCCGTCTACACCGCCGTGCTTGGCTATGCCGCCCTGCAGTGGACCGGAACGGCTGCCGAGATGGAAGCGCAGAAGACCGGCGCCGCCAAAGCCGCCTATGTGACGCAGGAGGACGTGTCGAAGTCCGAGGCCGAACTGACGCTCAAGAACAACGACCTGCTCCAGCGCATCGCCCTCGCCCCCAAGCGCGGCCCTGAAGCTGCCGACGCGGCCATCAAGCGCGCCAAGGGCGACAGCCGCTGGAAAGCCACGGACGGCTGCACCGACATCAGCAGCAAGGCATCGCGCAAGTTCTGCGACGACTACGCGACGGCCGTTGCCGATCTCGAAGGTGGAAAGAACCTCGTGACGTGGAAGACCGAGCAGGAGCAGGTGGCGCGAGAACTGAAGTCGCTTCGCGACAACCGCGCCAACGTCGTCGTGGTGTCCGAGAACCGCTCCGATCTGCGCTTTCTGACCCACTACGCCGGGTTTACCGAGCAGGCCGCCGCCGACTTCTCCGCCGCTTGGAAGATCGTTATCATCTCCATCCTGTCCTTCATTCTTGGCATGATGATCGAGGCTCGTGAGCATCGCGGCCCGGCCAAGCCGTGGGGATTCGTGCGCATGCTTCGCGGTTTCAAGGATTCGATCTGGGAAATCCTCACCGGCAAGCCCCTGACCTCCGTGCATCGCACCACGATCATTCGTGACGCCCGCACCGTTGCGGAGATGGGCGCTTGATCGGCATCCTCCCCGGAACAGCAGCGCTTACCGCTCAAGTCTCAACCCTTATTGCAGAGCGAGATGCCATCGATCGAGCCCGCGTCGTCGCAGTGCATGAACGCGACGCCCCTGCCGCCCAGGTCGCCGCGCTGAACCAGTCGAAGCCCCCCCAATGAACAAGCCCAAGAAGCCCGCACCCAAGCCCATGCCCGGTAAGCCGAAGAGCAAATGAACGCCAACCAGCTCCGCTCCAATGTTGCCATGGCCCTGAACTGGATCGGCATCGCTCTCTCTGCCGTGGCGCTCGCCAAGTTCTTCGGCGTCGTGATCCCCATTCGCGGCGATGTCTCGCAGACCGCGCTCGTTGCCATCGCTTGCCTGTGTGCGAAATGACCCGTGATGAAGTCCTGACCCGCCTCGAAGCCAGCAAAGCACTTGAAGCGCCTCGCGTCACCATCCACGTTGATGCCACGAGCACCAAGACTCTGATCGCCTACGCAGGCCCTAGCAATGCCCGCAAGCAGGCCACTATCAAGTTCAACCCGACCGAAGCCGACGTTGACCAAGCCATGAAGGAACTCGCCTGATGGGCGTCGCAAACGCATCGTCGTCATTCATCCATGCTGCCCGTGCCGCCAAGAAGCTGACTGCTGGATCTGCCATGGCCCCTTGCGGAGCCTTCGTTGCTGATGCCGCAGGCTCGATCACCTTCGTTGATCTCGACGGCAACACCTGCACCAACTTCCCGGCACAAGCTGGCTACAACCCGATTGGCATGCAGTCGCTCACGACCGCCGCTATTGGAGTTTGGGGCCTCTACTGATGCTGTCCCCCAAGGCCATCATCTGGAGCTCCAACGGACGCCGCACGCTGCGCAACGTTCGCCAGGATAGCCAGGGCGGCCCGCGTATCGAGATCGACAGCAACGAGGCCACGAAACTCAGCCTCGACCTCTCGCACTATCTTCCTGCCGGCGAGACGATTACGGCACTGGACCTCACCTCGCTCGGCATCACCGCTACGGGGACAGTCGACAGCGGAAACCAGTCCGCTACGATCACGATCTCGAACCCGCAGCCCAATGGGCGCGTCTATTATAAGCTGACCCTATCGACCGGTGAAATCACGACGGATACCATCACCGTCCAGAACCGGGTTGAAGGCGTCAGCACCACGGGAGCGTTCTACGATGTCTGACCCGCGCGAAACCGCGCTTCGTATGGCCGTGGCCGCATGCAGCGGCGCGCAAGACCCCAAGCACATCGTTCGCATGGCGAAGGCGTTCGAGGAATACCTTTGCGGAAAGTCTGCCGATGGCACAGGGCCTGAAGCCAATCCCGTAGAATATCCTTCCACATTCACCCGAGTCACCGATACCGCAGGCCATACCTACGACAGGCACACCATCCCACCGTTCATGAACCCGAACGCAGGGAAGCCCACAAGCCCAGCCGATCCCATCTCCGATATCTACGACCTCGACAAGATGAAGGATCGCGGCGAAGGCAATTACGACCCGCCCAAGATCAAGACCGCTTACGGCAACAAGAGACTGAGCGACTGACCCAATGGCCCGCACCGAAGACAAAGCACCAGGGGAAAACCAGGAGAAGTACAAGCCCCTAAGCGAGCAGCACAAGGTATTCGTGCAGGACTACCTTTTGACGGGGAATGCCACGCAGGCGTACCGCAAGGCGTTCGGGACGACGGCCAAGGAAACAACTGTTGCACCCAACGCTTCCCGCCTCTTGAAGCGCCCGCATATCGTCGAAGCCATAGCAAGGTTGCGCGCCAAGGTTGCTAACAAAACCGATGACAAGGTTGCTAGCGCCGTCGCTGAACTCAGAATGTCCGGTGAATTGGACGAAGCGCTTACCATCGAAGCCCACCTGAAGGAGCTTAAGGAACTCAGGGATCTGGCTAAGGGTGACAAGCGGTGGGCCGCCGCGATTGCAGCCGAAGTGAAGCGCGGTGAAGTCGCCGGGCATTACGTGACCAGAAGTGAAAACCTCAACGTCAACTATGACGCCTCAGACATTTCCGACGCCGACCTCGCGCGTATCGCCAGCGCAGGCAGCAGCCGAGTTGCTGCGCCGGAGGATCGCACGTCGGAGCCTGATCGCATTCACTGAGTATTGCGACCCCCGGTACAAGACGGGGGCGCATCACCGGGTTGTCGCCGACCACCTCGAACGGGTGGCGCGCGGCGAGATTGATCGGCTAGGCCTTGAGCTTCCGCCGCGTCACGGCAAGTCCCGCCTCGCAAGCCAGGAGTTCGTGGCGTGGTTCCTTGGCCAGTATCCTGACAAGCAGATCATCAGCGTATCCGCGTCCGGCGATTTGGCAGCCGATTTCGGCCGTGAGGTCCGTAACCGGGTGGCGAGCCGAGAGTACCGACACCTGTTCCCTGGCACCGTGCTTGCCGAGGACAGCCAGGCCAAGGGGCGCTGGCACACGGACAAGGGCGGCATCTACTACGCGGTTGGTATCGGCGGATCTGTGCTCGGCAAGGGTGCGCACATTGCCATCGTTGATGATCCGTTCGGTTCGATGGCCGATGCGATGTCAGAAGTGGAGCGGGCCAACGTCATCAACTGGTATCGCGGCACGCTCTACAACCGTCTGATGCCGGGCGGTGCGATTATCCTGATCGGCCACAGGATGCACGAAGATGACCTAGCCGGCCACCTGCTGCAGCAGCAGGGCAAGGGCGGGGACCAGTGGACCGTAGTCAAGATGCCGGCCGTCAGCCCCAAGGGTGAGGCGTTGTGGCCGGAGTCTTACCCACTAGCGGCGCTGAACCGCATTAAGGCGAACACACTGCCGCGCGACTGGTCCGCGCTCTATATGCAGAACCCCGTCCCCGATGACGGCACGTTCTTCAAGCGCGAGTGGTTCAAGGATCGTTACGTCGTCCCGCCAGATCTGTCGCAGTGCCGCATCTACGGCGGTTCCGACTATGCCACGCGAGAGGGCAAGGGCGACTGGACGGCGCATGTGATGGTTGCCGTCGATCCTGCCGACAACATCTATGTGATCGATGTTCGCCGGATGCAGGAAACGACGGACGTTTGGGTCGATACGCTGATTGATCTCATGCAGTCGCGTGCGCCGAACCTCCCAATGGGATGGGCTGAACCGCGCGACACGATCAACAACAGCATCGGTCCGTTCCTGAACAAGCGCATGATGGAGCGGCGCTGCTACGTCGCCCGCACGCAGTACACCGAAGCCGGACAAGGCAAAAAAGATGTCCGCGCTCGCTCGTTTCAGGGCCGTTGCGCCATGGGGAAGGTCAAGCTCCCTGCCTACGCGCCGTGGCTCGCCGACTTCGAAGCCGAGTTGTTCGCGTTCCCCAACGGCAAGCATGACGATCAGGTCGACGCCTGCGCCATGATCGGCCGCCACCTAGACGCGATGATCTCGGGACACATACCGCAACCACCTGATGAACGGCGCCCAACCGATTACTCCTCAGCCCGCGACGACGATGCAGAATCCTGGCGCACAGCCTGACGGCCACGGCATGGCCGCCGTGCTCGGCGAGGTCATGTCGCCCGTTCCGCTGGACACCACGCGCGAGATCAGCTCGGACGCCGACAAGCTCCGCGTTATGGGGGATGTCGACCAGTCGGGCGGGATGCCGGGCCAGCCGCAGGGCGAGACCATTGAGCCCCTGACCGGCCAGCGCCTTCTGACGATGTGGCGCAACTGGTACGCGGCCAAGGAAGACGAGCAGCGCGAGCAGCAGACGGCCCGCCGCTACGTCAACGGTAAGCAGTGGACGGCGAATGAAATGGCCGCGCTCAACAAGCGCAAGCAGCCCATCGTCACGTTCAACAAGATCAGGCGCGTCATTACCGGGCTCGTCGGCGTCGAGCAGAAGCTGCGCCGCGATCCGAAGGCGTTCCCGCGCAACCCGAACGACGACGACGCGGCCGACCTCGCAACGTCCGCACTGCGCTTCGTTGGCGATCAAACCCGGTTTCACAACATCGCCTCGGAAGTGGCGCTCGACGCGTTCACGTCCGGCATCGGCGGCGTCTATCAGTCCGTGCTGGAAAAGCGCCGGCAGTTGGAGGTGGACAAGACGCAGGTCAAGTCCGACCGCTTCTTTTACGATCCCCGCTCGGAAAAGGGCGATTTCTCCGACGCCCGCTATATGGGCCAGCACGGATGGTTCGAACAAGACGCGCTCGTCGAGTTGATGCCGCAGGCCGAGAAGTACCTGAAGGGCTTGATGGGCGCCGCCATGGCGCTGAAGACCGGCTCGGGCATGAACTCGGGCAACGACGTGCCCACGGAAGCGCTGATCGACAAAGAGCACGTCTGGGTTGACGGTCAAACGAACCGCTTTTTCGTCGTCGAGATTTGGTACAAGCGCAAGGGTTGGTGGTGCTACGCTTTCATCGTCGGCCCGACGAAGATCGCAGAGGGCGTGTCGCCGTTCTTCGACGTGAACGACAAGAGCTGCCACCCCTACCAGATGTGGACCGTCTACCAGGACGAGCGTCTGGTCCGTTACGGCGTCGTCCGCGATCTCATTTCGCCGCAAGACGAGATCAACAAGCGCCGCTCCAAGTTGCTGCACCTCGCTTCCGTTCGCCAGACGGCCTCGGTCAAGGGCGCCATCGAAGACGTGGACAAGATGCGCGCCGAACTGGCGAAGCCAGACGGCCACGTCGAGTTCAACCCGGTCAACGTGCCGACCGGGCTCCCCGCCTTCCAATTGCTGCAACAAGGCGATCAGGCCAAGGTGCATATGGACCTCGCGGCCATGGCGGCCGGCGAGCTTGAGGCGGCAGGCCCGAACCCGAACGTCATGGGGCGCGGCAACGAGAACCAGAGTGGTATCGCCATCGCCCGGCAGCAGAACGCCGGCATGTCGGAACTGGCGATGGTGTTCGACAACTTCCGCGAATGGAAGCTCCGCTGCTACCGGCAGGATTGGGCGCTGGTGCAACAGTTCTGGACCGAAGAGCGCTGGATCAGGATTACCGACGACGACGGCAATCCGCAGTTCATCGGCGTCAACGCTCCGGCTCCGCAACCGCCAATGGGGCCGCCGCCAAGCGCCAATAGCGCCAATGGCGGTGGTTTTGGCGGGATGTTGCCGCCGCCTCCCGGACAGATGCCGTACCAGCAACCCGGCTCCCTCGGCATGTATCATATGCCGCTCGATGCCATGATGCCGGGCCAGCCGATGCAGGGCATGGGAGCGCCAGTAGCGCCAATGGCGGGCGGGCTTGGCGGTCCAGGCGGGCCGATCATCGATCAGCAGGGCAACCCGGTGCCGATGTTGCCGCCACAAGGCGGTCCTGGCATGGGGCAGCAGATGCCGCCGCAACCCGTGCCGATCATGAATCGCATCGGCGAGATCGACGTGGATATCATCCTCGACGAAGCACCCGACACGGTGACGATGCAACAGGAGAGCATCGCCATGCTGCTCGATCTGGCGAAGCAGTACGGCCCGCAGGCGGCTCCGCTGCCGCTCATGCTCGATCTTGTCGAACTGCGCCCGGCGATCAAGCGCAAGCTCAAGGAAGGGTTGCAGCAGTCCGGCCAGCCGACGCCGCCGCAGATGGCTGAACTGGAGAAGGCCAAGGCCGAAATCCGCGCCATCAATTCCCGCGCCAACCTGCAAGAGGCTCAGGCCGCGGCGGTCGGGTTCAACATGCAGATCGACGAGCACTATGCCGGCATCGAGGGAACCAAGATGCAGCATGAGGGTGTCAGACTTGGTCTTGACGCCGAGAAGCTGTCGAACGAGCGCATGAAGATTGCGGCGCAGATGCAAGCCAAGCGGCAGGCGTCCAGGGTCGAGGCGCGCGCGTGAGCACCAAGCTCGTTGCCTCGCTCGAAGCCTGCCTCGGCACGGCGTTTTGCCTCTACACCAAGGCTCATGCGTTCCATTGGAATGTCACGGGCGCATCGTTCCCGCAATTGCATGAGATGTTCGGCCGCCTCTATGCCGACTTGCACACGGCGGTTGACGACATCGCCGAGCACATCCGCGCGCTCGATAGCTTTCCGCCGAGCGGGACCAAGGCTCTGTACGATCTGAGCGCAGTCGAAGACGATAACGGCACGAAAGCCTCTGGCGACATGCTCAGGCAACTCGTTAAGGACGTGGAAGCGTTCCTCGAAGTTCTCCGCAGCGCCGAAGAGCAGGCCGAAGAAGACGAGGCTTGCGGCGTCGAGAACTTCCTTCAGGGCATCATCGACGCCTTCGAAAAATGGCGCTGGATGCTGAAGGCCACGGCCAGCAAGGCCGCTTGAATTTCCGTAGCGGAGTCGCAGCGGGGCATTGATCGCGCCCCGTCTCCGTCGATTGCGTAGCTGACCCATCGCCTGGGGTCAGGCTGTGAGCGCCCGCGACTGGCGCGCATGGAAACAAATCCGGCGTTTCGGCTCGTCCCCGTCACAGGACGTATCGGCCGTCTCGCACCCTGGCCGCACCAAAGGGGGCGTTCCGCGACTTCCGGCGAACTGGAGAAACCGTAAATGACTGAGACAGCAATTGCGTCCGCTGATGCGGGTGCGAGCAACGATGCGTTTGCCGCGATGTTCAGCGGCCCGAATGGGGCGTCCGTCGATCCGTCGGCACCGCCTCCGGCCCAAGCCCCTGCACCGCAGGAGAGCCAGGCACAGCCGAGCAACCCGCTCGACAATGTGCCGATGCTCACGCCTCCGGTTCCGGGACAGCAGCCGAACGGGCAGGAGAACAAGGCACCGCCTCCGGGCCATGTCCCCGTTTCTGCGCTTCAGCAGGAACGTCGCGACCGCCAGGAAGCGGAGAAGCGGGAAGCCGCGCTCGTCGCCCAACTCGAAAATCTCAGTCAGTCGCTCGCGAAGCAGACAGAGTTCCAGCAGCGCGAATTTCAGGCGCGGATGCAGGCCCAACAGCCCCGTCCGCAGCCGCAGCCGTTGCCCGATCCGGCCGTTGATCCCGAAGGGTTCGCGCGGTTCATGGTCGGTCAGCAGCAGCGGGCTATCCTGAACCTCGAAGCCAACTTTTCCGAGCGCCTTGCGCGCAAGGATCACGGTGACGAGACGGTCAACGCCGCAACGAAGTGGGCAGTCGAGAACGGCATCAACGGCCGGTACATCGGCCAGCCCGACCCCTACGCGGCACTGGTGCAGGACTACAACGCCTATCAGGTGCAGCAGACCTATGGTCGTGACCCGACCTCGGTTGAACGTGCCGTGATGGCGAAGTTCGGCATCGACTACGACGCGCTGAAGGCCCGCCAGTCCGCTCCGGCTCAGCCGGCGGCGTATCAGGCTCCGGCCGCTGTCTCTCCCTCTGTTCCGCGAACTCCAATCCCGCCGTCGCTTGCGCAGGCCGGTCCCGGCTCTCTCAACGAGCCGCCCGCGCCTGACGGGGCGATGCATTTCAACGCGATCATGGGGGCGCACAAGAACCGCCCGCGATGATCTCCGCATAGGAACGTCGAGAGATGACGACCACGACCACCCCGTCACTGCAGCAGGAGCTGCGGTATCGCCAGGACTACTGGACCGAATACGTCCGTATGTCCGGCTTCCTCCAGGACATGGGCTCGACGCCGATGTCCATCATCCACACGGCCATGGAAGCCGTGACCAGCGGCAAGACGGTCAAGTATCCGCTCGTCTCGCGCCTGAAGAACGCAGGCGTCTATGGCAACGCCAAGATTGGCGGCAGCGAAGAGGCGCTGAACAAGCACGAGTGGCTGGTCAGTGTCGAGTATCGCCGCAACGCCGTGGAACTGTCGAAGCGTGAAGAGCACTTCGACTACGCCAAGGCTCGCGACAAGGTGGCCCCGCTCCTGAAGGAGTGGAGCATGCAGCAGCTCCGTAACAACATCATCGACGGGTTGCGCATGGTCGCTCCCGGCAAGGTGTTCGGTACGGCGATGGTGCCCGGTGACGGTTCCACGACCATCAACGCAACGGGGTCGAGCACGGACCTCAACACCTGGCTGACGGCCAACGGCGACTGGACCAACGCCGCCGGCAACGGCACCAAGGCGCGCGTCCTGTTCGGCAACGCCAAGGCGAACACGACCTACGTTTCGACGGTACCGCAGTTCACGACCTCGCTCGCCAACGTCACGTCGTCCATGAAGCTGACCCGCTCGGCCATCATGACGATGAAGCGGATCGCCAAGCAGACGGACCCTCACATTCGTCCGATCCGCATCGAGGATGGCGACGGCCGCGAGTATTTCAAGATGTACTGCGGCTCCGAAGCGTTCCGCGACCTGAAGATGGACGCTTCCATCATCCTCGACAACCAGACGGCACGCGCCCGTGAGGGCAACGGCATGGATCGCAACCCCCTGTTCCAGGACGGCGATCTCATCGTTGACGGCGTGATCGTCAAGGAAATCCCGGAGATTCCGGTGATCGAGGGCGCGGGCGCTTCCGGCATCAACGTCGCTCCGGTGTTCCTGTGCGGTGCGCAGGCTATCGGCGTGGCGTGGGGCCAGTACCCGCGATTCACGCAGAAGAAGGAAACCGACTACGACTTCTTCGAGGGCATCGGCATTGAGGAGGCCATCGGCGTCGGCAAGTTCCAGCGCAACATGACCTCGCCGTCGAGCATCGTCATCGACAACGGCATCGTGACCAACTTCGTGGCCGGCGTGAGCGACGGCTGATCCGGTTGGACAGCATGAGCCGGGAGGGGCGCTGATGCCCCTCCCAACCCTTCGGAGACCATGATGCCGTACTTCGTTTACAAGCCCGCACCCGATACGCCCGACGAGGCGGAACTGTTCAACATTCACTGGAAGGCCGGCAAGCCGGAACTGATTGAAGACCCGTACATCACGATCTGCCTTCAGATGCACTACCCGTGGCGGGCGTTCTTCGAGGAAGTGCCTGAGGAAGCCGCCGCTGCGGCTGATACGCCTGTCAAGCGCGGTCCTGGCCGCCCCAAGAAGGTCGTTGCCGAAGCCCCGGCTGATCCGGATCCCGAGGCCGCCTGATGGCTGTCACGCGCACTGCCAAAGAGCTGGCCGCAGCCGTGCTGAGCGATGAACTCGGCATCCTGCTCAACAACGAAGACCCGTCCGGAGCGGACGAGGCGTTCGTGCTGCGCAAGTACGAAACGAAGCTGGAAAAGCTCGTTGACGAGGGCGTCGCCTACTGGCCTGCGGACGCCATACCAGGAGCGGTGTTCGATGACCTCGCCAAGGTCATGGCGACGGAATGCGCGGGATCGTTCGGCATCGCCTACGACAAGAAACAAGAGGGCATGTTCGAGCTGCGCCGCCACATGGCGCAACGGGCTTCATCGAAACCGACCGAGATCATGAGCTTCTGACCTTGGGCATCCAGCAAATCCAGCTCGCCAGCAAGGCGGCTTCCTCCCGCTACGGGATCGAAGGTGCGGCGCAACTGGTCAACTGCTACGCGGAGAAGCTGGAAGACGGCAAGCAGGCGTTCGCGACGTACTCGATTGACGGGCTCACGGCGTTCGCGACGTTTGCCGGCGAGGGTGGGGTCAGGGCTCTGCTCGCCATCGGGGCCACGCTCTACGGGGTCTCCGGGCGCTCTGTCGTGGCCTGCGATACCACGGGCACGGGGCGCGTTATTGGTGGGTTTGCGTTCGACGGGCACGTCACCATGGCCCGCAACCGCCGTCAGCCGGAACCGCAAATCTGCATCGTCTGCGACGGCGGCGTCTCGATCATCTCGGGCGGCAGGCTCTACGAGGTCGCGGACCCGGATTTGCCGCCGCCCAATAGCGTCGTCGAGATCGACGGCTATTTCGTGTTCTTCTGCAATGATGGCCGGTTTTTCATCTCGCAGATCAACGACGGCTTCAATATCGACGGCCTGGACTTCGCCACGGCCGAGGCCAACGCTGATGGTGGGGTCAGGGCGGCGGTGCGCGGGCGCGAGATTGTGCTGCTGGGCACGCGCTCCATCGAGTTCTGGACCAACAACGGGGATGCGGATTTCCCATTCGGCCGGGTGCATTCCATCGACGTTGGGTGCCTCTGCGGCGGGTCGGTGCAGACCGTCGAAGCCACGCTCTACTTTATCGCCCATGACGGCACGGTGCGAACGCTCAATGGCTACCAGCCGGCGCGCATCTCGGACCATACCATCGAGCGCCTGATTGCCGACGAGCCCGACAAGTCCGGGATTACATCGATGTCCTGGCAGGAACGGGGCCATTCGTTCTACCAGATTTCAGGGTCTACGTTCACGGCGGTGTTCGATGCCACCACGGGGCTCTGGCACAAGCGGCAATCCTATCAGGTGAAGCGCTGGCGGGCCGATGCCTACGCGCTGTTCGATGGCCGGCATGTGTTCGGCGACTACGCCACGGGCAAGCTCTACCTGTCCAGCGCCGATGCGACCGATGAGGACGGAGCGCCCATCGTGTGCATCAACCAGTGCCCGACCGTGCATGCATTCCCACTGCGTGTCCGCTGGAATGCGCTCTATCTCGACGTCATCCCGGCCACGATCCTGACGGGTGCTGCGACGGATGATACCAGCACCAGCAAGCCGCGCATGGTCAAGATCATGGTGGCGTTCTCGCACGATGGCGGGCGCACGTTCGGCGGCGAGCAGATCGCTGATGCGGCCATCGTTGGATCGCGCATCGAGAGGGTGAGGCCTCTACGCAGGCTTGGGCTTGTGCCGCAGGGCGGGCGCATCGTGCGGCTGTCGTGGCTGGCCTCCGATGTGCGCGGTGTCGTGGCGATGTCCGCCGATACGGAGAACGTGGCCGCATGAAAAAGCCCGTGATGCCGAACCCGAACGAGCCGTTCTCGCTCGACGGTGGCAAGACCATCAACCCGGTCTGGTATCAGTACCTCGCCGACATGACCCGCGCCTTGAACTCGCTGCTGTGAGGGACGACACATGAGCTTTTGGGACGATCTCACCGGCAAATCCTCGATCAAGGCGAACAACGCCGCGAGTGTGCAGGCGCAGGGCTACCTGACGCAGGGCCGCGACGACGCGACGAAGAACATCAACGACAGCGCAACGCAGGCGCAGGGATATTGGTCGCCCTATGCTCAGTCCGGTCAGGCTGCCAATACGCTCTATTCGAACGCCATCGGTCTTAATGGCCGTCCGGCTCAACAGGGTGTCATGGACACCTATGCGTCGTCCGACCCGTTCCGGCAGTTCAACGAAACGAACGCCAACAACGCGCTGTTCCGGGGCTACAATGCGCGCGGCATGATGGATAGCGGAGCTTCCCGCTTGGCGACGGCGCGGGCCAGCCTGGAGCGCGGCTCGCAGGACTGGAATGGTTGGCTCAACCGCTTGCAGGGGCAGCAGGGGCAGGGCGTACAGGTCGCCGGCCAACAGGCGGGTATTGCGCAGAACACCGGGCAGCAGCTCGCCGGGATCAATCAGGGCTATTACCAGAACCTCGCCAACAATACGCTTGGCGTCAACGCGGCGAACAACCAGGCCCGCATGGGCGGGGTGAACAATCTGCTCCAGGGTGCCGGTACGTTGTTCGGGTCTGCGATCTCGGCCTTTGCTCCGGGTGTCGGCGGTGCCAGCGCGGCGGGCAACATGGCGAAGATGTTCGGAGGTGGAGGCGGCTCGCCTTACGGTTCGTATGGGGCGCCGAACACGATGGGCTCGCAGGGCATGGGCTGGGGTGTTAGCTGATGGGCTTCAACGCGCTCTACGACGGCTCCGTGCCTGATGTCGGCTTGGCCCTCAAGCCGGTCCAGAACGCGCTGCTCGACTACCGCGACCGGTCCGACAAGGCCGCGATCATGGATCAGAAGCGCCAGATCGGCTCCGAAATCCAGGCCGGGAATTGGGATAACGCCTCCCGTGTCGCCGCCGGGTTCGGCGACATCGATACGGCGATGGGCATCCGGAAGTTCCAGACGAGCGAGCGGCAAGCGGATGCGCAGGCCAAGCTCGCGGATGTGAACTACCAGCAGCACTTGGCGCACCTGAACGGTGGCGCGGCGCAGATGATCCTCGCCGAGAAAGACCCGGCGAAACAGCAGCAGATGTGGGGCGCGATCCGCTCGCAGCACCCGCAGTTCGACGATACGCTTCAAAAGCACGGCATCAACCCGACCGATCACCTCGCCGGGGCACAGTTCCTGATGGCGCAGGCGCGCGGCTATCGCGATCCGCTCGATGAGGCGCAAAAGCGGGCCGCTATCGCGCACTCGCAGGCTTCGACGGCGGCGGCACAGGCGCAGCTTCAGCAGCTCAAGATGCAGACGCCTGAGGCCCGCGCTAACATTGCCATCGGTATGGGCTTCAAGCCTGGGTCGACAGAGTACAATTCGATTGTGCTCAGTGGCACATACTCGCCGAAGGATGAATATATCAAGGGCAAGGAAGGCGAGACTTTCTATCGTCGCGGCCCTAATGGCCTTGAGCCTATCGAGATGCCGGGGCAATCCGGCGAGTCAAAAGACTACCGCAAAGCCTACGACAAGGAACGCGGTGAGGCGCGCGCCAAGGCCGAACTTGACCTGCCGCGCATTGTCGATAACGCGGGGCTGGCGCTCAAGACCATAGACCAGCTTGCAACGCATCCTGGCCGTGCGACCGGAACTGGGTATGTCGGTATGGTGGCGCCGCACATTCCGGGCACGGAAGCGCGCGGGTTCACGAACCTCGTCGACCAGGCCAAGGGGCGTGTTTTCCTCGAAGCCTTCAACTCGTTGCGCGGCGGTGGTGCCATTACCGAGAATGAAGGCGCGAAGGCCACGCAGGCTCTCGCTCGCCTTGATAGGGCTCAATCAGATCGCGACTTTGACGCCGCGTTGACTGACCTTAAGGAGGTCATCGTTATCGGCATGCGCCGCGCACATGTGATGGCGGGGAAGGCGGACGCTGCCGCTGCACCGACTGCAGGCGGCGGCGCACGCTACAAAGCCGTTGGTCCGAACGGACACACGATCTATTCCAATGATGGCGTCAATTGGCGCGAGTGAGCGACATGGCAGACGGTGTTAGGCTTCCGGCCGGATACGCGCTTGTTGACAACGCCGATCCCGGAGATGTGCGGTTGCCGCCAGGGTATCGCATTGTTGATGATAAGCCGGCGGAAAAGACGCTGTCGTGGGCCGATGTCCCCGGCAAGGCCGTTAGCAACCTGTTGCCGAGCGCCGGGAACTTCGTCTCCGCTCTCGCGCATCCGATCATGCACCCGGTTCAGACCGTGCAGGACATCGGCGACGTTGCCACGGGTGCGCTCCGTGCCGGGGCTAAGAAGGTGCTTCCGGAGGGAATTTTCAACGCCATTGACGCCACTGGCGACCAGGAAGCGAAGAAACGCGCCGCCGACAAGGCCGCAGCCGTAGGACAGTTCTACGTTGACCGCTATGGATCGTCGGAGGGCTTCAAGAAGGCTCTGGCGACGGACCCGGTAGGTGTGGCGGCTGACGCGGCGATGGTGCTGACGGGCGGCGCTCCGGCCGTTGTTCGTGCTGGCGGTGCTGCAGCGAACGCAGGGAACGCCATCGGCGGGTTGACGGGGAGGGCAGTGCAAGCCGTAGGCAACGCGACTTCGCGCGTCGGCGGGATGGCTCAGACGGTTGGCAACGCGCTTGACCCGTTGGCGAACGCCGGACGCCTTGTTGCACGCGGTGGCCGCGCTGTCGCCGATAGCGTTGGCGTCGCCACGGGAACGGGTGCTCGCCCCATTGAAGAGGCGTTTCGCTCCGGGCGCAACGGCGTCACGGAGTTTGCCGACAACATGCGCGACGATGCTCATTTGCATCTTGGTGATGCTGTTGATCTTGCCGAAAGCGCCGTTGGCCAGATGGGAAGGGCGCGCTCGCAGGCGTATCAGACAAATATGGCGGCGACCAACGCCAGCCAAACGCCGCTGAGCACCCGTCCCGTCGATTTTGCCGTCAATCAAGCGTTCAACGATGTCCACTTTAACGGTGTTGCGAAGGATGCCGCTGCTGCTGGCGTCGTCAACGAGATTGCCCAGATCGTTGATACGTTCAAGAACATCCCGAATGGTGCGGGCCTGACGCCTTCCGGCTTCGATGCCATGAAGCAAGCCGTTGGAGAGGTTCGGCAACGCACGCAACAGGGAACGCTCGCCCGCCGTGTTGCCGACCAGGTCTATCGAGATATTCGCGGGACGATAGAGCGGCAGGTTCCCGACTATGCACAGGCCATGCGCGACTATGCCGGCGCATCCGACCAGATCAACGAAATGCGCCGCACGCTTTCGATCAATGATCGCGCATCGATGGACACGACGCTGCGCAAGCTGCAATCGACCATGCGCAACAACGTACAAGCCAACTATGGGCAGCGCGAACGGTTGCTGGATGAGCTGGCGCAGCATGAGCCGACGTTGCCGGGTGTGCTTGCCGGTCAGGCCATGAACGCCTGGGCTCCCCGTGGATTGGCGCGGTTCTCGACCCATACCGGCGCGTTGCTTGGTCTTGGGGCCATGAACCCTATGGCGCTTGCGGCGGTGCCGTTCTCATCTCCCCGCATTGTCGGCGAAGCCGCCTATGCACTTGGTCGCGGCGCGGGCGCAGTCGATAGGTTCGGGCGGAGCATGCCGAACGCGCTGATGCAGAGCCTCCCCAATCCCATGAATGCCGCCCGCGCGTCCTACGCCGTCAACGCTCTCATGCGGGACCAGTGAGTTTCCGCATCACGGTATAGCCGTTCTCGGTTGTCGCCTGCGTCCAGCCGTGGCGTTCGTAGAATCTTATCGCGCCTGAGTTCTCCGGATCGACCTTGAGAGAATTGGCGCCGCGCCTTTCGGCTTCCGCGAGTAGGTCCGCCCCGATCCCGCGTCCCCTGGCGTCCTTCGAGACCATGAGTTGGTTGATGTGAATGGCGTCTCCCCGCTGCGACAGGATGCAGTAGGCGAGCGGTTTGTCATCCCACAGCGCGAACGACAGTTCCCATTTGCGCGGGGCATCACGAAGAAAGTTCTCGGCCGTCCATGGGCTCACGTCGGCGCTGACGGCGACATACTCGGCAATGTGCCGGGCAATGTGGTCGAGCGACAAATTCTGAAGGTCCAGCGTGCGCGTCATCAATACCCCCAACGAGCAAGAAAGCACGCATCATGGCCGAACCCGGTGTTGATCCGCAAGCCCTGCCTTCTTTGGATGGACTGAGCTTCGAGGACATCGTCCGCGCCGTCGAGGGCATCCACACCAGGATGACGCCGCCCGCCCGCTCGCCGGACGACTCAATGCGGCTGGTCAACCGCCGGTTTGCCCCGATGTCGAACGAAACCGTTGCGGGCCTTCCGAGCCGTGACCTCGTGCCGGCACAGCCGACCCGTGGCGAGCGCGCCATGAACGCGCTCATGGATTACGGCCCACTTCCGGCCAAGATGGCGACCAACGTGCTGTTGCAGCCGGTTCATGCCGGCGAGGCCGTTGGAAAGGCGATCACCGATCCGAGTATCCCGACGCTCACGAACGCGGGTGTTCAGACCGGCTTGGCGTTGTTCCAGCCCGCTAAGGCGCTCGGCGCGCTCGGCGCCGGTTATGTGGCGGCTGGGCTGAATGATGCGGGTGTCAATCCTCTGGATTGGGTCAATCCATCGCCCGCATTCGCAGCCGATAAGAAGAAGCCAGCAGCAGCGCCTAAAGTCACGATTGCCGATCTCCCCGGCCTGACGCCGGAGCAGAACTCGGAATACAAACTGGCGCGGCAGCGCATCGACGCCGGAGAGTACGACAACGGCGCAGCGCGGCGCACGCTGGAGGACACTGTCAAGCGTCTCGGCATCCTGTCCGATAAGTTCATCGGTGATGAAAACACGCGCCAGACGGCTGCGGCAGCCCGTGAAAAAGAAATGGCGCAGGCCGCCTATGATCGCTCCGTCAAGACGGCTGAGGGCCGTCGCGACGCTGTTCGCGCAACCGATACCAGCTTCAAGGATTCCACGGTCGGCAAACTTTACGAGGAAACTGGCGGCTATATGCCGTTCCTGATGGCTGCCGGCGGCGGCGGTGTCCACGCGCTTGCCAACTCTATGAAATATGGCAGTCAGGCAGCATCGAGCATGAATAAGTTTGGATGGCCTGCAATCGAGGGGACGGGCCTTGCCTTCGCAGGCATGAATGCGCCGCTCGTGTACGATTCCTTCAGCACCCCAGTCAAGAACCCTCAGAAGGAAGCTCTTCGAGCCTACGTTACGGATGCCCCCGAAGGTGACCCCAAGAAGGCTGAGTACATGCGCCAGCTTGAGGGAATGGGAATGCCGGAAACGAACCCCGTGACTGATCGGGCGTGGGACCAGCTTACAAGCCCGATGGGGCAGGTCCGTCGCGTTGGCGCGGCCCTCGTTGAAGGTGTCCCCGCTGGCATCACGGGGCGCAATCTTCCATCGGCTGGCCGTCGCGTGGTCGAGGGCATCGGCGAAATCCCCGGCGCCATTGCGACCGGCTATCACCGGGGCATGGGCCGCGCGGCTTCGGCGAAAGCGGAAGCTGCGGCAATGGAGGCGGAAGCGTTGGCTAACGCCGAGCGCGCGTCGCGGTCGCGTCAAGGAATGCAAGACGCTCTTGGTTCTGAGCGCGAAGCCGCTGCCGCAGCGCTAGAAGCTCAGCGTCGTTCAAGTGCTGGTATGGGCGCTCCGCAGTCGGGCCAGCCTTCGTCACAGACGATGCCGGAAGCTCTTCCGCCGCAGCCCGCAACCTTGCCCAATCCATCGCCCGTCACTCCGCCGCCAATTCCTGCTCAGCCTACGTCGCAGCTGCAAGGCGGTCAAGTTCATATCGACGCGCTCATTCCGAAACTTGACGAGATTTCCGGCGCGTTGCGCGAGGCCGTGCGCAGGGGTGACGAGCGCAGCGCCGCCGTTCTGCAAGACCTCGTTGATCGGATCAACGTCGCGCAAGGTGTACGCCGCCCGGCAGGCGCTGCGGGCAAGTACGTGGACACGGTGCAGGAGTACGCCCGGCCGGCGCTGGAAAGCTACGTTGATCGTGGCGGCCGGTTCAACGATGGGGCCGCGGGGGAGATCAAGCGCGCGATTGATGCCGCTCTTCCGGAAGGCGTCAAAGGTATGAGTCCGGCTGACATCCGGGGCCGCGTCAGCGGCGTTCGCGACCTCTACGGCACGGAACCGACGCGCGGCGATTTGCGCGAGATGTACGCGAACGTCCCGTCCGGGACCGACACCATCGACGGACGCAAGGTGTTTGGCATGGCGCTTCCACTCGCAGCGGGTGGCGGTGCTGGCATGAACGCGCTCTTCGATACGCCGAACACCGGCCCCGGTCCGCGTCTCGCTCCCGCCGAGCCCTATCACCATTCCCACGATCAGCCGCGCCGCCGTGACGGCACGTTCAAGTAAGCGCG